AACTATTATACGGATCTATTAATAAACCGTCATAATGCCAAGCTTCTTTAACCGCTTTCGCTAACTCTAATAATTCTTTGTAAGTATACAATTTATTGCCATCTACTATTTTAAAGTGACTAAAAACAAAATCAGAGAATTTTTTAAAGTCTTTGGGATTTATTTCAGTAATTGTCTTTTCACTTAGAAATTCAATCAACTTTCTTATAATTGAGTAAGCTTCGTTTTCACTACTAAATACCAACCATTTCTTTTTATACTTACAACTGTAAGCTAACATCATAAATAATATTACAGTAGTTTTACCAACGTTCGCGTGGCCTAGTATAACATTAAAATTTTGAGGTTTAAATCGAATGAACTCATCGATCTCCGGGATCCCTAAACATAACCCCTCTTTTATTTCGCCGATCCTAATCTTATTAAGATGCGACACGACTTTTTCGTAATTTATCAGCATAAAATAAAGATATAAAAAAAGGGCGACATATTAAAGCCACCCTTTGAAAAATCGTACAACCGATTTGTTAAAACGGATTATCACTTTTAGCTTCCGGTTTTGCTCTAGGCATATGCTCCTTAGCCGTATCGTTAGCCAATTTAGTAGTGTCGTGCCATATAGTTTCTTTTGCATAAAGTTTAGACGGATCCGCTTTTTTCTTTAAAAAGTCAAGCGTAATATGTCCCTCTTCATCGCAACGTTTACCGTCAATAGCTTTTTGTAATTCGGCTATCGTTTCTTTGGCATTTATTTTAGTAGTCATTTGTATAAAGTCTCGTTGACCCAAAAAAGGTATAAAACAATTCCAAAACTTAACGTCATAATTTTTAGTATTTTCCATATTATAATTTATTTAGTTTTTCTAATTTACGATTTAATTTTTTTATTTTACTATTATGTTTTTTTCTTAACGTAATCGCAAAATGTCTTAAAAAACCGGACATCGACATTCTATTTTTTTCGGACTCTTCGTTCAGCCAATTATGATCATCGTCGTTTAATCTTAATAAAACGGCTTTTGTTCCTTTATATTTAGCCATAACTAATCTTGAATCCAATTATACATAGCTTCTGCCCATTCTAACTCAGCTTTTATATCAACCTTAGCTCCGCTAAAACGTTCGCCAACCGATTTAATTACAGTTTGACGTTCAATCTTTTTAGAAATGTCGGGACTATTTTTAGATCCAAAACTTTTAAATGTTCCCGGATTATCCGATACTAAACTCGCAGTACCTTTTTCTACACCGTTATCATCTTTTTTTACGGTGTATTTAATTTCGTCACCTACTTGGTGTTTAAACGTCGGGGACTTGTGAAAAAAAGTATATTTGCTATCGTCTGCAAAAAACACTTTACTTTTAGTCATTCCGTTCCATTCGCCGTCATTGTCAATAAACTTGATTTTACCTGTTTTCATAATTTTTTTTTAGGGGTTAAACTTTTTTCAATACTTTAAATATACGAAAATATATCGTAATAAAAAAAAGAAAGGTTGGAATCAAGTGACGCCAACCCTCCTTAGCTGAGAAAAAAGTCTGACGTCTAGAACAACGTCGGCGCTAATATATGACTTTATTTATAAACCAAACGTTTTATTTAGTTTTTTGTAATAATAATATTTTTCGTTAAGATCCGCGTTTGAAAATTTTGTAATAATACGGCTTAGTTTTTGCATCTCTTCGGCGCTACCTTTTAATTGTTTATCGAGCTTTAAGCCAAAAGTAAATTGTTCCCCGTACCTAGTAATGTTACAAGCATAACATTGGACTTGACAATTAGTTTCGTTCCAACGTGTAGAATAAAAACGACGACTCATAAAATGTCCGCATTGTAATTTTTTCCAATGATCTTTACGGCCACAAGTAAAACACTCTGCGATCTCATTTTTTGCGTAACGGTTTCTTATATACCTAGAAAACTCGGCATCTAATTTTCTAACAATAGAACTCCTTTTTACAGGTTTTTTTTTCGGTCTCGGTTTCAATATAAAAAAAGTTATTAACTAAATTTTGTAGTCTCGGTTATTATCTATAACTTAACGTTTATTATTTAAATATAATTATCGCTTAGTTAACGATCGATGAGTTAACGTAAACTACTAATCTTTTTATATTTTTCTATTCCACGCGATCCGAAGTATGCGACATAAACAGTCGTTAATAAGGTCTTTAATAAATTAATCCACTCTTCCCCGACTACAAAATCAGTAAACGTTGAATCTAAAAACACAAACAATGTAGTCATTAAAGTTAAGAATAACAAAGTTAACGGCCTAACGTTTTTGCTTAACCAACTGTCACTAGTCATATCGGACTCCCAACGCTTACTAACTTCCATTAACTCGTTAGAATCGATTTCAATAAGCTTTAAAGCGGTTTCTTTATCTTGCTTAGGTATTTCGTCATCTTTTATTATTAAGTTTCTTATAACGCTTAAAAACCCACTTGTAGGCATTGCGTCGCCTAAGGATTTAAATAAACCGTTTTTGCCAATTAAAAATTTTCCGACTCTTGTATCTTTAAACTTTTTCTTCATACTCTTTTTTTGCGTCGAAGCTCGGACATAGTTTTTTATTTGTAAAGTCTTTATGGCCGTATACTATTGCTCCCGGATATTTTTCTTTTAATTCGTTAATCAATTTTAATAACGATTCTTTTTGCGCTTCCGTTCTAGTATCGATCCATTTTTTCATTTGCTTATCCATACCGCCAATATAACATATTCCGATTGAATCTCTATTATTTCGATAACAATGAGCGCCAATCGTTTTTTCTAATCGTCCCGGTTGTATTTCGCCGTCGAGCTTTATTATATAATGATAACCAACGTCTGACCAACCATTACCGTTTACGTGCCAATCTTTTATATCATTAACGTCAAAGTTTTTAAACTCTGGCGTACCGGAACAATGAACGATAATTTTATTTATTTTTCTCATTATGAATCCAACGACTAATTGTATAACCAATCGTACAGACGAGTAAAACAATTTTTAACAGTAATTCTACATCCGTCATCGAAATTCCTAAGGCCATTGTATTGTAAAAATATATTTTCAAATCTGTAAAATTCATAGGTTATTCTTTTTTGTCTTCTATTTTTTCAAAGGATCCGTTTGTCAAATCAATATTAACTTTACCGTGTTCCTTTTCGATCTCATCTTTTATCTTATTTTGCTCGGTTTGTATTTCGTTCATAATATGTAAAAGTTGATGTTTTTGCATATCGAGTACAAGCACGTCATTTGCGATTGCTTTTCTTTTACCCTCTTGCTCTTGTAACGATTTTAATTGTTCGTCTGTAATTTTATTTGCCATTTTATTAAATTTAAGTGAATAGTAAATATACTATTTTTTAGACTTTTTCCAATTCTTATCGCAAAGGTCTTGTATTCTAAATTGTTCAATTTTCTTTTTATCGCTTTTTTTAATTAGCGTTTGCGAATGAATTACGTTTACCGTTATTTTGTCTTCTATTGTTTGCGTTTCTAAAAACAATTTAACGTAGTCTCCTAAAAATTGATGTTTAATTATTACTGTTTTTTCCATAATTTTATGTGTCTAAGCATTCCGGTTGCGAATCTATTTTTATAGTTTGTAAGTTATCATCGTCTCCGAACTCCGATGAGCAATATATTTTTCCCCAATTTATATCGTTGTGTGCCATATTATTTACATTTACATTCTTGCTTTAATAAATCAACTTCTGCTTTTAGTTCTTGTATTGCTTTTACTAAAACAGGAACTAAATTTGATTCAGTATAAGCTAATTTATCCTCATCTGTATTATCAATAATAACAGGATTGTCACCCTCAAGTTCTAATACTTCCTGAGCTAAAAATCCATATCTTTCTCTGCCTTGAGTTTCTTCTGAATCTCTATCCTTTCTAAACTTATATGAAGTTGGTTTTAATTTACTTACAAAATCTAATCCTCTTGGTATTTCTTTAAATTCAGTTTTATCTCTTGCATCTGATGTTGCAGTCCAAGCAACTCTAATATAAGCACCTACTATATTATTATTACCAATAACAATTTCATTACTATTAGTAGTCATATGTCTTGGAGATGAGCCACTACCTGCAGCGTGTCCAAGAGCAGTACAATTAGTTCCTGTTGTTATTTCATCTCCTGCATTATATCCTAAAGCAGTATGGTATGTTCCACTTGTAAGAGCACTTAACCCTGCTCTACCAATTCCTGTATTATAACTTCCTGAGCTACTACTTGCATCTCCTGCATAACTTCCCACGTAAGTATTATCCGAGCCTGTAACAAAAATACCTGTGTTGTGACCTACCATTGTATTATTACCACCATCAGTAACCGAATACCCTGCTTGTCTTCCCACAAATGTATTTTGAACTCCACTTGTTAAAGAATAACCTGTAGATTTTCCAACTCCTGTATTACAACATCCTGTTGCTGCACCATTATAGTTAGCATAAGCACCTACAAAAGTATTATCAGTTCCTGTAGTTCTATTTTCTCCTGCTTGTTGTCCTATAAATACATTATCAACATCACTCAATAATTCTTTACCTGCACCATATCCAATTGCCACTAATCTACTTCCTGTAAATTTTAACCCAGCGTTTACTCCTATTCCAACATTTTGTCCATTACTTGTTAAAGCAGCTAATGCTTCATAACCTACTGCTACAGTATCTGACCCTGTTATT